AGTGAACCTCAACTAGAGTACATAGTTCGTATGATTCTAGTGGCTGTTCTGCACATGGGTTAAATCCCATAACACGGTAGTCTTTGCCATCTGCAGGGTCTGCTAGGCGACCATAGTTACGAGCAACATCTAGCCAGATAAAGCCTGGCTCTCCGTTGTCTGCAATGCGGTCAACATACTGTGTGTAGTCCATACCAACCTTAGCAGAAATAGAGTTGTTCGACATCCATGCCCAAGGAGCACGTTCTGGGAACTTGTCATAATTCTTTAGATTGATAAACTCTTCGTCTTCTGCACCACCCAAAGCAAGGGTAGCAGAACGACGAACGTTACCTGCAACAACACAAGTACCAATAAGGTTAATAATGTCTACGATTGCACGAGAATCTAGTTTCTCTCCTGCACGTCCACCAATGACCTCACGAAGCTGTTCGTGTAGTTTGATAAGAGGAGCTGGTCCAGATGCTGTTCCACCAAAACCCTTAATTGGAGCACCTTCTGGTCTAACTAGCGAATAGTCAAACTTCTGGATGTTCTGGTTTGGTCTTAGCAAAGAGTTCAGGAGCAGTCTGATTGACTCTACCCAGCCCTCACGAGTATCTGGGATTTCGTAAGTTACTTCTGGCTCTACTGGTGCATAGATTGGGAAGTTCTTTTCTGCACCAAGAGTGTCAAAACCTACACCAATACCTAGCATTAGGGCATCCATTACCCAAGCAAATAGAGCACCTGGGTCATTCTTATCTAGGTCCTTGGTTGATACCATTGCACAGTTCTGGAGTGCTGCTGAGTTACGCTTCTCCATAGTAAGAGGTGTTCCAAATGTCCACATACCACGACCTGGTGGAGTCCACTTTAGAGTAAACATTCTATCGAATGCTTCCTGTGCTGACTTCTGTGCCTTATAGTCATTCCATGGGAGACGGTTCTCCTTTGCATGGTTTTTCTGGACAGAGTACATACCTTCGATAACTCTGCGTACTACTTCGTACCAGCGTTCTTTGGTTCCGTCTTCTTTGACTCGTGAGTAGGTTCTGACGAAGGTGATTTCACCTAGCGAGTTACCTCCTGCATCCACGAATCCAAAGGGTGATTCCGCTGTTTTGTACTTTTCGACAAAATCATTGGGAAGGGTAAATGAGAAAAATTCCGACATAGTGTTTCCACCTTTCTATAACTGTAATGTATTTATTATAGCACAGTTTTAGAAAAAGTAAAACACTATGCCCAAGTGCCAATATCTGTAATGTCTTCTGTTCCTAGTTCTGTTATCTTTAGATAAGAGCCAGCAAGGACTGTTGCAACCATAGAGCCACCAGCACCTGGAGTATATGCAAGTCTAATTGTAAAGTTACCTGCAACATCAACGTCAACGATACCCTTCATAAATGCTCTGAAGTAGTTGGTCGTTCCAGTTGCTACAGTAATTGTATTTAGTGCTGGGAAGGTTGTTGTTCCAGTTCTTCGTACTCCAGAAAGTGCAGCAGCGTTAGTCATTACGGTAGTGCTTGACGAATAGTCGTAGTATAGTTCTGTTGAAGATGGTGTTGCAGGACTAGACGGTGAGCCAGGAGTAATGATTAGTGTGCAAGAGTTGCTGCTTGCTACGCTTTCAATAAACAATACCATTTCTACTTCATAGGCTGTTCCAGCTTTTAGAGCAACACCATTTGTTCCAAAAGCACTAACGGTTCCAGCAGTACCGCCAGCAAGGTTTGCAACCTGTGTGCTACTTTGGATAAGTTTCATGTACATTGGTGGTCTAATGTTTGTTGATGCTGAACCACCGCCTTCAGTTATATCCAGATAGTATCCTCTTGCTGAACCACCCTGTTCGAAGAAACGCAATCTATTCTGATAAACATCTACCGTTACTCCATTAGTAATTGTAGTATTTGTTGCTGGACTAGCAAGGAATACTTCTCCACCCTCATCGCCAGATGATGCAGTTACGCTAATTTTTCCAGGGAATGAAACAGTGCTTCCTGTTGCTCCAATAGCCATTGTTGTTGCTGCTCCACCAATGTTTAGTGTAGTTGCAGTGGTATTAATGAGATTAAAGGTTGTTTGGTTTGTGAGAAGGTCTCCACCATTAACGCTAATATCTCCACCAGTAGAAAGTTGATTTGTAGAGGGGTTATAAATTAGACCAGCGTCTGTGTATAGTGCTTCTGCTGTTGCAGTTCCATTATTAGCATCCACAAATACTGGGTAGAACGATGCATTTGTTGCCGTAGATACTGTTTTTGCTGTATCTGCAGATGTGGCGTTTGCAGCAGTTCCACCTACCGCCAAATAAGTTCCAGAAAGGTCTGGAATATCTGCAGAAACTAGAGCACGAAACGAAGGTGCAGCACTTGGACCACCTGCTGGACCAGCAAGAACATAGTTAGTTGTTTTTGAGCCATATGGATTTGTTGTGTCACCATACCCAACAGACGCTGCAGAAATTGCTGTTCCATTACCAGAAAGAAGTCCTGTAACGCTTGTAGATATTGTAATTGCTGGAGTAGTTGTTGCGTTTGCTACTGTTCCAGCAAAACCATTAGCAGATACCACAGATGCAGTAGTTACTGTTCCACTACCAGTACCTGCTCCAATAGCAGTTCTAAAGTTTGTATCTGATAATGCAGATACCGTATTATCTGCATTAATTCTTATAAATCTAATTGCAGATGGATTTGTTAGCTCTAAAAGATTTTCTCCAACAGTTGTAGCTCCTAGTGATGCCAAGTGCGTAGAAGCATTTTCTGTTGTAATACTATTATCTGTATTTACTTTTAGGAATGTTGTTGCTGATGGATTTGTAAGGGTAAAAAGATTTGAGCCAACAGTAGTAGCTCCAAGAGTTGTTCTTGCGGTTCCTGCAGTTGTGTCGTCAAGGATTGTTCTAGCAAATGAAGTTAGAGTAGTTGTGCTTGCGGTTCCAGAACCAGTAAAATATGGAAGAGCGTCTGCTGCTGAAGTTACTCCAGCAAGTGCTGTCAGCTCTGTATCTAATGGCTGTGCGTCTGTAATTCCATATCCAGAAAGCGTTGTTGGTTCACCAGAAATCTTTGACCAAGCCAATTCAGTAATCCAAGATGGATTTGCATAACTACCATTTGTATAAACACCATTTGTAACAGTTCCAGCATTTCCTGTTACGTTGCCATCAAAGGTTCCTGTACTGCCAGAAATAACTTCTGATGTAATTGTTGCATCTGGAACAAAAGTAAAGTATTGTGTTGAATCATCAAATCCAAAAAAGCCAATTTTTGCTGTAGAGCCATTGTGCCATCTAAATGCAATACCACGGTCTTTGTTGTCGTCGCTACCTGGAGCAGTGTCTCCACCAAGGGTAAATATTGGGTCGTCAACTGTAACAATTGTAGAATTAATTGTTGTAGTTGTTCCATTTACAGTTAAATCTTTTACTGTCAGGTCTCCAGTTACAATAACGTTACCGCCAACATTTAGATTTTCCTGAATACCTACGCCACCAGTTACTTTCAAAGCACCAGTAGTTGTAGATGTTGATGTTGTTGAGTTTGTAATAGAAATAGCGGTATTTGTTGTGGCTCCACGTCCAGTTACATCAGATAGGGTGCTTGTTTCAGTATAAGATGTTAGATATCCAGCGGACGCATGGTTACCCCAGCCATAAGCCGTATTCCAGTTAGAAGAGTTGTCCGTAACTGTTGAATATACTCCAGAACCATTTGTTTTTAAAAATCCTGCACTAGACAATGTAGCAGATGCAATACCTGCTAGGTCAGCATCGTATGCCTGAACATTTGTTCCGATAACCAAACCTAAAGATGTTCTAGCTGTTGCTGAATCTAGACCAGTTGAGCCACCATCCCACTTAAGTCTGTCTGTATAGGCAGTGTCCCACTCAGTCTGCTTTGCTGTTGTTGGAATTGCGTATCCTGCTGAAAGACTAATTGCAAGAGTTCCAGATGTAGTTACTGGGTTTCCAGATACACTAAGTCCTGTTGGAACAGAAAGGTCTACAGAAGTTACAGTTCCAGAGCCACCAGCTGAAGTTGAAAAGTATGGCAAAGCTGACCAAGCAGAAGCTCCATCCCCAATTTTAAACTTACCTGTGTTTGTCTCGTAGCCAATTTCTCCAACTGCTAGAGTTGGGTTTGATGATGTCCAGTTAGTAGATATGCCTCTTTTGTGCTGAATTATGGTCATGGTAATAAATATTATATCATAATAAGGCTGTGAACTTATTGTTAAAAATCTTAAGATTTTGGATTTTGGGTCTAAATCATGGTATAATTTACTAAAGCTTCCCCTTAAAAGGAAGTTTTTGCTTTATCGGATTCTACTTCATAAAGAATAGTGTCTGCCAGAATACCGTGCAGTATGGCGGTAGAGTAACAACATAAAAAATAAGGAGGTAGCAAAATGATTAAAAAATTTGCTGCAGTAGGCGTGATGGTTTTATCGCTTACAATGTGTTCGACTTCTGTTTCAGCAGTTGAACAAAAACCAATTGTTTCAAATGTAATACAAAATAATAACTTTGCTATTGAGACTGCACTTAGTTTTCAAGAACAAATGCTTATTGACCGCAATACCCAAATAGTAAAAAATGCAATTGCTAAATTAAAGCAATATGTAGGAAAAACCTGGTATGTATTCTCAGGTAGCACTCCCAGTGGATGGGACTGCTCAGGTCTAACAATGTGGACCTACCAGCAAGTTGGAATTGAACTAAAACACAGTGCAAGCATCCAAAAAAATGCTGGTAAAAAATATAAAACCCCAAAAATTGGTGACGTGGTTGCTTTCGGATGGAAAAACTATTCTGGAGCACAGCACGTTGGAATCTATATTGGTAATGGAAAAATGATTCATGCTCCTGCTCCTGGACAAAGGACTGCAATTATTTCTGTAAAGAAATGGGCTAAAATGAATTGGAATACCAAAGTTACTTATACGAGGTTTATAGAAACTAACTAAAAAAATACCCTGGCTCAAAAGGTCAGGGTATTTTTATGTCCAGGCTCCAGTTACAATGTTTGCGTTAGCAGCACCAACCTTGTTTACGGTCACATATGCTCCTGCAGATAGCGTTAGTGACGATAAGGCATTTGAAGCGTTAGCAATCACAATGTTTGGAGTAAATGCTCCGCTAGAGGACGTTCTAATGATTCCCTTAACGTGATACTGTCCAGTTGCCGTAGAAGATGTTCCAGAATAAGTAACAGTTCCAGATGTAAGTGGTGTTCCAGTAATGCTTGCGAAAGTTGTTGTTGGTGAAGCTGAAGTTGTGCTAGAAGAGTAGCTTGCTTCATAGCTTCCAGTTGAGCTTGTTGGCAAAGCAATTGATGTTAGGATGGTTGTATTTGAACCAGAACCAGATGTTTGCGATGTAAGTGCAAACCAAAGGTCAAACTCATAAACAGTGTTTGCTTCAAGTGCTAGAGACACACCAAATAGTGACTGGCTTCCTGCTGTAGTTGTTAAGCTTCTTGTTGACGTAAGCGAGTATACGTGTTTTGGTGAAACTAGTCCACGTTTTGTAGTTGTATTATTTGTCATAAAGAATAGACCATTGTATTCGACTACACCAGCTAAAGGTGTGTCTAGAACTGTTCCAGATGAAAATGTTACTGGTGCCAAAGTATTTGTTCCAGTTCTTACTCGCAGTTCTGATAAAAGTGGAACCTCTGATACCCATCTATCATTTGTTCCGTCGTAGTAAAATTCTGAGCTAGACATTGCTGTTCCAGCAAGAATTGGTCTAAATCTAATTGGAAAACCAGTAGCGTCTGTAGCAATAATCGACATACCATTTCTAGATGCATTTACAGTAGAAATTTCTAAACTTCCACCTGATGCTGTTTTTAATGTTTGAGTTCTTCCAGATGCTCCGCCAAAAGTATTTGCCTTATTAAGAATTGCAACCCCTGCCTCAATATCTGTGTGGTAGTTGGTGAATGCTGTTACAATATTTGCACTGTCTCCAAGTGCTGGAATCGTTGCAACAAGGTCTGTTCCTATTTCAGTCATATGTAAATTATATCACAATCTTGCTTTTGAAGAATGCTAAGTTGTTTAAGAATCTTTCGTTATCTGGCTCAAACTCTAGTGCCTTAGTTATGTGTTGAACTGCTTTGGAATACTTCTTTAGATGCCACGCAGAAATTGCTGCTAGGTCATGTGGCAATGCTCCCCAAGCAAAATCTTCACAAAGATATTCTAGTGGCTTCTCTTTTATCTTTAATGCTGTCAATGCATAGTTGTAGCAGTCACTCCACATTTCGTTATCGTAACACCACTTAGAAAAGTCTACATATGGCTCTCGTCTATCTCCTGCTTCTCTAATTGCCCCAACTAGATATGTATCTGCAATTTCTGGATTACACTTTGCAAGAAATCTATATGCTGCTGAACGCTCTGGTCCCCAAACCGCTTTTGGCAATTCTAAGTATCGTCTAAACTCTTTTGTTGCACTTGCGTAAGCATCGTGATAAAAAAGCTCTCTTGCATAATAAAAGGCATTTCTATCATCTGTTGGGTCTTCCTTTATGGCAAGCTCAAGCAATGGAAAATATTGTCCACGAGATTTTGTGCTATCTGGATAGTGATGAATTTGTAGTTCTGTCCACTCCTGAATTTCATCAGTCCTGTCTGTTATTAGTACTTCGTGTACTGGATGCTTCCAGCGGTATCCATGACGAGCATGAATTTTATCTCCACCATATTCTAATCCTGGAGTACCGTCCTGATTCCATGACCAAGTATATTTGTATCTTGGTCTAGTAGTTTCTGAATTAATTTTTTCAAGGTGCTCACGCCAACCTGGGACAAGAACTTCATCCATGTCAAGGGAGATGCAGATGTCAATATCGTCAGGTATTAGGGCAAGAGATGCGTTGCGAGCATCGTCAAATCTCCATGG